GTAGTTCCAACACCAACGTTACCAACAGAGTCAATCGAAACTCTAACGCTGCTTCCCGTTAAGAACTCAAGCGAATCTTCATCCTGTCCAGCAGCAGATTCTGCTCTGATAAATGTATCCCCATCTACGTCTTTTACGCCACCAAGAGATCCCCATGCGTTACCAGCACCATATCCCTCAAACTGTGATAAGGTTGTGTTATATCTGATTTGACCAAGAACACCGCTTAATCTCTGAGCAGTTGTTCCTTTTGGAATCTGAATAGAACCAGTGCTACTTAATACTGTGTTTCCAGTAATAGCGACATTTCTATTAACTGATAAATCTCTAGTAACAGTTAAATCTTGACCGATTGTTACGTCATCAGGCAGACTTATGGTTATCGTATTATTCGTGACTGCAGTAACAACTTCGTTTGAAGTTCCACTAAAGGTCAGGTTATCTGAAAGAAGTGCAACAGCATCAGATCCTGAATCACCTACAATGTTTAGCGTTGCGGCAGAATCAATAAAAGATAATGTCCCAGAACCATTCGTTGATAGAACCTGACCGTTAGTTCCATCAGATCCCGGAAAGGTGAATGTGACATCAGAACCAAGACTATTTGGTGCCTTGATTGTTATTGCACTAGTTCCATTATTAGTGCCTTCGACAAGTTTGACTCCACTACCTACAGTAGCAGATCCAGTAGACCAAAATCTTCCTGATCCTACAAATTGATTATTACTTGTGGTAGAGTCAATACCAACATATAAATCGCTAGTATCTGTGGTAAAACCTGGTTCACCTGCCCTCAGTGCGGGTAGATTGGCAAGAATACCACGTTTAAACTGAATTACAGGTGCGGGCATCTCGTGTATTTACAATATATCGTTAGTATTATTTAGTCAAAATTCTCCTCCGTCTATTCCTCTAAAATCAATCTTACTAATATCGAGTTCACTCTCGATTTGATCGACTAATGCTGAAGGAGTACCAGTAGATGTAGATGCTGTTAAAGTTTGTCCAATTTTTCTTAATTCAAAATTTCCAGTTGTCGTATTAAAGAAAACAACATCTTTATCTTTACCAGAATCTAATGACCCAAAATTAGTATTGTCAAAATCTTGAAGTCTACGAACTGACATTAGAACGCACCACCATCAAGATTTTCAATCTGCAAGTCTCCCAAGTTAAGTTCGCCTTCTAACTGGGTAACAAATGGATCTGGAATATCTCCATCTGCTACAGTATTAGATAAGTATTCATCGGGAGATATCAAAACAAAACTATTAGATGCTGAGTCAAAACTCAGTAAATGCCCATCTACCGACGCATCCGGTGCGCCAGTGATATTTACATCAGACAATTCTTCCAGATTAGACACTGGTTTTACTGACTGAACTGATCTCGTTCTTGTGGTCTTTTTAGTTACTATTCTAGCCATGGAACGGATTTTATTTTTATTTATGAAGTAGTGATACCAGGAGTAACTAACGCCATTCCTTCAACTAGTCTTGATACTTTTCCTGCTGATGAAACTAATCTTACGTCATATACATATCTTCCTGGAGTCAAATCTACTGTCTTTCCACTTGTCATTGCAATTGCAACAGTTCCAGTATTACCAGTAATAGTAACTGAAAATGGTGTAGACGAAGAAGCACCAGAGTGTTTTTTCAGCACAGAGGAAGCAGTAAATCCTGCCAAGTTACTGGTAGTTCCATTAGCCTCAGTTGACTGGAAGGTTTCTTCAAAATCAAAACCTTGAGATATTACTATATTAAGTACTGGATTTGACATCTTCCGTTTCTAGTTATTTATCTGAATCATTCATTCCTTTTAACATCTTTGCTAAGTCTGCAGTAGATCCTACAAAGAGTGCATTATTTACTGTTGATGGTCCTTTCTGAGACTCTTCCTCAACATCCTTTAATTTTTTCTGCAGTTCCATTAATTTATCTGTGGCATCAGCAACATTTTTGATTAACTGGCCAGCAACCTCATACGCTCTAGGCATCTCACTTTCTTGAGCAATTTCAAGTATACCATTTATCGCCTCTTGACCTTTCTCTATAATACTATACAGATTTCCTCGTGTGTAATCATAATCTTTTTTAATGTCATCAGAAGTTTTTTTAATATTTTCTATTTTACTTTTAACAACTTCAGTCTGAACAATGTCATCATCGACATTGAACTCGTCATTTAAACTATCAAATTTATTTTTCATATCAGAAATAACTTCCACTGAATCCAAAATCATCGCCAACTTCTATCTGAGCATTATCAGCGGAATCTATCACAAATACTGATGCTCCATTAAGATGATCTGCAATTGTTGTCTTGTCATCTCCTCTTCTGACCGTCAGTTTATTGCCGGTGATTGACTTGATAAAGATTTGCTCCTCATCAATATCAATATATGTGTTGGCAGATAAACCACTTGCATTTGCAACTTCGATAATTTTGGTTGTCTTATCAATATCAGCAGTAAGTGTAGTTGCTGCATCACCGACATAATTTTTAGTTGCTCTTGGGATTGCAGAGTATGATATCTCTCTTTGTGTATTTGTAGTATCGACTCCAGTACGATAATTGATAGTAGACTTTTTGATAATATCTTTGGATGCAGAAGAAACAGGACCAAAAAGGTAAGTCTTAGCAGTAAATCTTAGAGTATAAAGTAAAACTCTTCTGGAGGAAAAATCTCCCTCATAGTCATCTTGCATTGTGATGTTCTCTAAAACGATTGGAACATCTCTTTTTTCTTTTATAGTTTCTACTAGTTCGATTGTGAGATTATATGCTGGTTGAAAATATGGAAGAATCTGTTCAACTATTTGAAGTGCATCATCATTTAGTTTAGTCATAATGCTCAATTCAAATTGCATATTATAAGGAACTGGCATATATGCCTTCTTTACTTCAGTTCCAGTATCTTTATCTTTTGCTAAAAAAGTTTGGGTGGTTGTTACTTTTCTGCCCGGATCATATGTCAGTCCTGTAAACTCGAACGACATTCTAGGTAACGATAAAGAAGTAGATTTATTTAAATCTGGTGACTGTTCTAATCTCGCTAAGAATTTCTGTGTTGGTCCATATGCTAATGGAACTCTGACAACATTTACAACGCTATCACTTGTATTTGTTTGTCTAATCTCGATAGAATTGAATAGAGTACCAAACGAAATAATCGTTCTCCTCAAAATTTCGTTGTAAAAATATTCAAACATTGCTAAAACCTAAAATATCTTGAAGAAGATATTTTTATTTAGGGAATTCCAAAGGGATTACGTTCGGAGAAGTCAATTATCTTATCTGCTTCCGTTTCTATATCAAAATTATCAGCATATGGATCATTATCTGGTTCTTTGTCGATAACTCTTAGAATATGAGATGCACTTGATACCGATCCAACTATAGTTTCTCCCACAATAAATGTACCATCAACATTTCCTACTTCAAGAACATTGGTTGAATTTGTCCAGATACGTACTCTTGCTGTTGTTCCACTAGTAGAACCAGTGATAGTTTCATTAAATATAAACTCTCCAGTTGATCCAATATGAGGATTTCCAATGGTTATTGTTGGTGCCGCACTATATCCAGCACCTGCTTCCATAAATCTTATTTCAGTAATAGTGCCCGCAGCACTAACTATTGCTGTTGCGGCAGCTGATACAGTAGTCACTCCACTTAAGAAGTTTTCATTACTAAAAGTAATTTCTGGTGGAACAGTATATCCCCCACCACCATCTGTAACAGTTATAATTCCAACAACACCATCTCCAATGATTGAAGTAGCAGCTGCTCCAGTTCCTGTTCTTCCACTAGTCTTTTTAAATTTGACCTTAGGTGGTTCAACATATCCACGACCTGGATTTACAACATCTAATTGTTGAACTGATTGTGCTCCTGGATTTGCATTAAGATTGCAAAAATTAATTCCACCAATCATTTTGGTCACTGACCCTATTCCAATTATTCCACCAGAAGGAACATTGGAGAGTGTGACAGATGGGATGGAAAGATATCCAGCTCCTCTATTTGATATAGCAAAACTTCTAACTCCACCATTCTGAGGATTTCCAGCAATAGCAGTTGCTGTAACTCCAACTCCAATCATAGTAAGTGTCTGAGTCGGTCCAATAATTGTAGAAATATTATCATCAGTCAAACCATCAGATTCTCCACCAATTAATACATCATCTATTTCATCATTACCAGTATCAATAACCTCATCTTCATATCTGAACAACTCGCAAGTTAGTTCATAAACATAATTTTTTCTCAGTTGATAGAATGGTTTTTCGTGTTCTACAAATTTTATTTCGAATAACCTATCACCAAGTGGAAAGTAAATTAGATCACCCTCTTTTGGTCTTGTAGTTAACTTCATATTTTCTTCAAGACTCATCAATGTTGAAATATATGTTTCAAATCTTTCCTTAGAAATTATTAAACTTATTTCCTGAGTTTGTTGAATTCCAAATTTAGATAATATTGTAGTATTATCTCCATATCCGTCAAAATTATTAACGTATGCTTCTATAGGATATGCTTGATCGAAAGAAGATTGAATTACCTCTCTTATTACACTAGACTCCGTAAGATATTTGCGGGGCATATAATGTACTTCTACCCCATATATTTTAAGTTGCTCATTTATGATATCTTGTACAAGACTTTGTTCTCCATGAGAACCTTGTAAGAAAAAAGGATTAAGTACCATTATCCTATCATGTCAAGAGGTGGTAGTTCATAGGTATTCGACATTACCTCTTTAATCTTATCCAATTCTCTTTCTGCGTCATCATATATTTGTCTACCATTTAACTCAACTCCACCTGGTAGTTTGACTCCTTGAAACTTAATTAAATTTTGACCCCATTGCCTTTTAATAAGTGCAGTCAAATAACGCTTTAAAAAAGCATCATTATATACTCTCGGAAAATCATTAGGGTCAATGAGTCTATAGCAATCGATTACAAGATAATCATCTACATCAACACTAGCCCAGTCTATATCCAAATAAAGTCTATCTTGTCTAATATTAAATCTAATCTGTTTTTGTGTAGTCAAAGCAAAATCAATATCTTCAAGATATCTTTTTGTCATTGCATAGGTGAGTATTTCAGTCGATCCGAAGTAGTAAATATCATTTAAGAATAATTGATATTTAATACTAAACATATTATTTGCTGTGGTATTAGCACCACTAAAATGGAATATCTTTGTAACTCCCAATACTTCAGGAGGAACTTGAAGATAATTACTATTTTCTTCAAATGAAAATGTAGTAGAAACACCAACCGTTGAGGTAGCTGTTGTTGTTACAATTCCAATTGGATTGGATCCACCTCT